ACACCGTGCCGGTCGGCGACATCGAGCGTGAAGGACACATCCCCACCGACACCGCTCCCTTGCGGGCCGTTCTTTTCGGCTCTGCCAATCATGGAACCTTGGATAACTACAACAGCAATGCCTCCTTGATTACAGAGAGGTGAGCCACCACTCTTATCCAGCGTTCGCGTCGTTTGCGCTTCGTAGAAGCCGGAGTGAGGATTGTCGGAGAGCATAGAGTGGCTTTTCTTGGAGCAGAGACCGTAGGCGATGTGTTGAACATCTGGTTTCTGGGCTTCCGCCACCAAAGGGACGTTCATGCCGCCTGTACCGCAGTGTTTCGTGAGCGTTTGCGTTTTCCCATCCTCGTTGATGCCGATCCTGCCGTCTGCGGGATGATTCTCCACGGACAGCGCAGCGGGAACGACACCGGCACGGAGCGTAGGACTGACTTCCTCCTCGTAGCCGATACTCCTGCTGTTCTCCGAATGCTCGGTACAGAATCCCGCTGCGTGAAGCACACACGGTTCGTGTCCATGGCTCTGAGCACGAAGCGTAGCCGCCACCCATTCGGACACATCCATGCGATCACCGCCCTGGTCGTTCAGACAGAGGGCTAATTCTTTTGACTCTGTCGCTCCAGCGCGATTCGGAGAATCGTCGGGAGTTCCTTCCCACGTGTCGAAGCCCTGCGTAAAATACCTTGACACGCCCTGGCGCTCAAATAGTATGTCGCCGGCACGTTCACTTCCAAAATCTGCGACAAGGTAACAACGACGGCGCCGTTGGGCAACTCCGTACCATTGCGCGTTAAGAGTTCTGTACGCAAGGCTCCATCCGTCGCCCACGTAAACATCGGCGTAGGGCCACTTGTAATCGTCAGGCGGAGGCACCGTGGCGTTCGGAACCACAACGCCGATGATCTCTTCGAGGACGCGTTGGAAGTCCCGCCCTTGCGATGAGCTGAAGACGCCGAAGACGTTCTCCCAGCATATCCATCTCGGATACTTGCCATTGGTCTTACACCTCATTTCTTTGATGATTCGTATCGCTTGGAAAAAGAGGACAGATTGTTTGCCCTCCAAGCCAGCCCGAAGGCCAGCGACAGAGAGCGAGGTGCATGGGCTGCCAAAGGTGATGATGTCCACGGACTCCAAGTCCGCGCCGTTGAGCGTGGAGATGTCGCCATAGTGCTTCACGTTCGAGAAGCGTTTTGCCGTGACGAGGGACGCAAACGGTTCGATCTCGGAAAGCCACACGGGTTTGATGCCGTTGAGCAGCCCCGCCAAAGGAAAACCCCCGGAGCCGTCGAACAGGCTGCCGAGGGTCAGTTGTTTATCCATTGTCGCTACCAGCCTTGTTGCCTGCGGTCGTCTCACTCATCGCCGCCACGCCCGGCACTTCGCTGAACTGGTACGTCAAGCCATCGCGGACGAGGCTTACTCCCTCGCTGCCGCCGACCTGCTCGATATACCTTTTCACCATGACGGTCGCGTAGACCGGGTCAAGCTCAGAGGTAAAACAGATTCGGTCGGTCTGTTCACAGGCAATGAGCGTACTGCCACTGCCGCCGAAGGGGTCGAGTACGATGCCGTTGGGCGCGGAACTGTTCTGAATCGGGTACGCAATAAGCGGTATCGGCTTCATCGTTGGGTGGAGCTTGCTCTTGGTCGGACGGTCGAACTCCCACACCGTGGTCTGTTTGCGGTCGCTGTACCATTTGTGCTTCGCCGTGTCCTTGAAAGCGTAGAGCACCGGCTCATGCCGCATTTGGTAGTCCATGCGCCCGATGACCAGACTGTTCTTCACCCAAACGCAGGTGGTCGAGTAATGGAAGCCCGCCTCCACAGCCGCCTCGAAGAAGTTGACCTTCTCTGCGTCCGAGTGAAAAGCATAGAAAGAGCCGCCGTCCACCAGCGCGTTGAAGATGCCGGTGAAGGCAGCCAGCAGGAATGCCTTGAACTTTTCGGCGGACATCTTGTCGTTCAGAATCTTCATGCCCGTCCCGCCCTCGTAGTCACAGTTGTAAGGCGGGTCGGTCACACAGAGGTTAGCTCGCTTACCGCCCATGAGCGTCTCGAAAGTTTCAGCCTTTGTGGAATCACCACAGACTAGACGATGTCGTCCGAGTGTCCACACATCGCCCGTTTCCACGAAAGGCTTTTCTTTGAGCGCGGTGTCGGTATCAAAATCGTCATCGTGCGCCTCACCCTTTGCGGTTTCCACGAAAAGGTCAGCAATCTCAGATTCATCGAAGCCCGTGAAGGCGACGTCGAAGTCGGAGCCCTGGATGTCCGCGATGACGAGCGCCAGTTTGTCCTTGTCCCAATCGCCGTTGATCTTGTTCAAGGCTACATTGAGCGCTTTCTCCCGCGTTTCGTCCATCTCGACGACCACGCAGTCCACTTCGTCGTAGCCCAGATCGAGCATGACCTTCGCCCTTTGGTGACCGCCAACGATATGCCCCGTAGTCTTGTTCCAGATGAGCAGATCGACGTAGCCGAACTGCTCGATGGAACGCTTGAGCTTCTCATACTCGGAGTCTCCGGGCTTGAGGTCCTTGCGAGGGTTGTATTCGGCCGGACGCAGATCCGCCAGCCGCAGTTTCTCTATCGTCATTCTCCCGTACCTCCTGTATCATTGGGATCGGCGTCATTTGCGGCGACGGCCGAGTCGCAACAGGACTCCGCCACTTCCCTTGCCGCGTTCCGCAGCACGTCGAGCATATCCACATCTTCCCAAGGAAGCAGGAAGGAGCCGAAATGCCCGTATGAGCTTGTATCGGTGTAACAAACATTACGCAGATCGAGATGGTCGATGATCGCCGCCGGTCGCATGTCAAAGACACGGTTTACAATCCGGGTGAGCTGGCTGTCGGTCAGCGCGCTCGAGCCGAAGCCTTTCACGCTCACCATCACGGGATTCGCCTTTCCGATGGCGTAAGACAGCGCAACCTCGCACTTGTCGGCCAGCCCCGCCCACACGACGTTCTTGGCGATATAACGCGCCATGTACACGCCGGAACGATCAACCTTCGTCGGGTCTTTTCCGGAAAGCGCGCCTCCGCCGAGACCGCCGAGACCGCCGTAGGTGTCTACGCACAGCTTCCTGCCGGTCAAGCCGGTGTCCGCGTCCGGGCCACCCAAGACGAAGCGACCGCTGGGATTGATGAGCACGGTGGTTTTTTCGTCCAAAGGGAAGTCGTTGAACACAGGTGTCAGGACGTGCAGCCGAATTTCGCGTTCCAACGTTTTCTGATCGAGCTTTGCGTCGTGCTGAATGCTCACCACCACTGCAGACACCCGCACGGGCTTGCCGCAAGCATACTCGACTGTCACCTGCGCCTTGCCGTCCGGCTTGATGCCTTTGACGACCAGACCCTTCCGGCACTCGTCGAGCTTCTTACAGATGCGCTGGGCGTACAGAAGCGGAGCCGGAATCATGGCACGGTTTTCGTCGGTAGCGTAGCCGTACACTGTACCCTGGTCGCCCGCGCCGATCTGGTCGTAAGGATCGGACACACCTGCGGCCCTGGTTTCGAGCGCAACGTCCACGCCGGACGCGATGTCCTTGCTCTGCTGGTGAAGGTAAACGGAGATGCGGAAGCGGCTCGGTTTGTAGCCGACTTTCTCCAGCACACGGCGCACGATGAACCGGACGTCCACGCGCTTGGCGCAGGTGATCTCGCCGGCGACGACTACGCGCCCTTTGGTAATCATCACCTCGCACGCTACGCGGGACATGCGGTCTTCCCGGAGGCAAGCGTCGAGAATGGAATCGGCGATCAGGTCGCAGAGCTTGTCGGGATGGCCCTGACATACGGCTTCGGCTGTCTTGCAGGTGGAATAATCATTGCTGCTCACGCTGTGTTTCCTCACTTTCTGTCTACGGGAGAGGACTGGGTTGCCAGCCTTTCCCGTGATGTGGTTTCGTTCAGCCCTTCCGGGCATGAAAAGAGCGCGTCAGCCTTTCGGCCCGCGCCCTGTTGTCACGTTGTCCTGCTGTCGTTCGCAGGTTGTGGTGTAATATACAGCTTACGGTTGATGGTCTGGTTACCTGTGTCCTGCTGTTTGGAATCCCGCCAAGCAATCAAGCGAAAGCCGGTTATTGGAACACTGCCGGCGTTTATCCCTTTTCCACGGCGGGAAGTTATCCCTTTCTGGCGGTCAGCAGCCGCTCCATCACATCGCTCTGCGGATTTGCACCGCCGACCTCCTGCAGGCTGTTCGCCCGGACGATATCGAAGATCTCCGACCACAGGCGGTTCGTCTGGTTCATATACCCCTGGCTCATAGTGACGTAAGGACTGGCGATGGGAGCGCCGGTCGTCGGGTGCTTTCCGAGAGCACCGTACCGGGTGACGGCCTCTTCGCACTGAATCCAGCGCGCCGCGCTCATGGCGTAGCGTTCCAGCAGCTGATGGGATACCAGCGCAGCGCATCCGCGCTCACTGATCCACAGCCATGTTTTCTCGTAGATGTCTCTAGCTTGCAGTATGCTGCCGTCTCGCTGTTCGGCAGACAGCATTTCGTGGGGCTCCGGCATATCGGCGGCTTCCAGGTCGGGGATATCATTGAAGTCCATTGCCTTGGTCTTT